CGAGCCACGCCGCTTGGGTTAAATGCTCCAGTGTTAACCATTTGGTCTTGCCATATCTCAAAGTATTCCTTTTCTCTCAAGTCTTCGCTCAAGATAAAAGATATTGAGATATCGCTATATGTTTGTCCATAAGCAACTTTATTGATTGGACCATAGTTGTTGAATGCATGATCTAAAGTCGCTATGCCACGTCCTGGAAGTTCGGTTGAGTCTGCTCTATATTGCATCTCACGCTCAATCTCAGCATCACCAGCACCATGAATGTAAATGTCAAAGTTAGACGCTTTGGCCACGCCTTGCTTACTCATACTTGATGTAATGTCGTTTACATTAAATGGCATTATTTTAACATCCTTCGACTATCTGCGAATACTTTCGATTTTTTGGCTTTCTGGAATCTTTCTGTTGGTAAAAATAATGCTGTATCCCATTCAGTCGAGTTTATCTCGATAAAACTTGACCTGACCTGACTTGAAAGATAATGTTTAAAAGTCGGTTTAAAAAACTTAAATTTAGAAGCACTATTTAGTACATCGTAAGTAATTTTTAACTTGGTCGACTCATCATACTTAGTATTATTTGTTATATCATATAATGAATCCATCAATCTTGCTCGAAGCTGTGGTGGAAGATAATGTAAATTAATACCATAGAAACCTCCAGGAGCTGGACCAACCATAAAGATCAACGGGAATGCATCATAGTATGGTAATGTCTTTGCGCCTTTTGGATCATATTTGAAATGATACATGCGACCAATGCGTACACGTTTCTTAGTTTCCATATCAGAAAGTAAGTTTGATGGATATGCTGCTGCGCTTCTCACGCCGCGAGCCTTATTTCTGTACCAGTCACGCGCAGCTTGTGTACGAGCTGGGATCTGTCCCTGTCGTACACCTTTGAGTAACATGTCGTCAAATACTGAAGCGATAATCTTATCCTCTTATTGTATACTATTTAGGAGACTTCTTGAACAATTCTTTCTCAGTTAGTATCTGAAATTTCCAATTTCTGTCCTTACAATACTCCATCGCAGCTTCCCACTTAGCCTGATTCACTCCCCATGTTTTGACTTCGTTCAGGTATCTCTTGGTGAGCCTCTTCTGCGCTTTGGGGGCGTGCGTCTGTCCGTATGGCTTCACTTCAATCATGATCACTTCTTTGTTACTTGTTTTAATTACAAAGTCTACAAAGTAGCGGTGTTTCTTTCCGTCAATAGGTGATCGGTATGGGATAGGAAACGGCTCTGAAACCCACCAAACTATTCCTGGATTCTTGTCAAAGTATGTCATGCAATTCAATTCCCATGACGAGCGATATGTTATGTCGCTTGAGTCGCCTTTATACTTCTCAGGAAACTTACATTGATACTTACCTTTATAGAATTGAGCCATATTTTGCCTTATAAATAGAGAGTTATCACCAACACTTGCCCATATTTATAAAGGTAAAATAAATGCCAAAGATCAATTTAAAACAAGCATTCACTTCCGCAAAGAATGATGCTGTAGCTTCAGCCCAAGGCAAGCTCGAATCGTTTGCGGGCGCTGCTGGCAAGGGTATGTTTGGTGTATCAATCGGAAAGAATGGCGTATCTATTAATGCCAACTTTAATGAACTGTTAGCTAAGAAGACAACAGGCAATAACATTAAGAGTCCATTGAGCGCATTATTCAATAACCCTAAAATACAAAATCAGATGCAATTCCCATCAACGCTTGATAATGAGCATTATATGATCTTCAGCGTTGTTCAAACTGACCGTAAAGACCGCTCAGTCGCGCCAACAACAACAGTTACTCGAAACATCATCTTACCAATACCATCTAATCTTGGCGTACAGTATGGTGCAGATTATGAGAATGCTGAACTTGGAGCTTTTGGGGCAGCTATTACTGGCGGACTAGACACTGATGGTGCGGGCAAAGACATTTCCACTCTACTCAAGCAAAAGTTTAAAGGGTTGAAGAGTGAAGTGGGTGGCGGTGCTGGAGACTCAGCGAGAGAAGCTGCGGGTATCGGTGCGGCTGCAGCAGCTACTGCAATCGGTGCTTCTGCGGGTGGTGCTGTCGGTGCGTTGACTGCAAGCATTACTGGTGGTGCTACTGCTCAAGCAATAGGCAAAAAAGAAGGGTTGGCATTAAACCCACACATGGCTGTATTGTTTAAAGGTGTTGGGTTCAGAGAACATTCGTTCACATATAAGTTTGTTGCTCGAAACTCAGAAGAGTCACAGACGATCCAAGCAATAATAAATACATTCAAATATCACATGCATCCTGATTACTTCGCTGGGAATATATCATTCAGCTATCCTGACGAATTTCAAATTGCCTTTGCTGATGCTATCGCAGCAAACCTGTATACTATCGGCAAGTGTGTATTAAAAGGTATGGATGTTAATTACAATTCAGAAGGCAAACCATTATTCTTTGAAGACGTAGGGAATGGTGGCGCTCCAGTCTCTGTCGAATTAACTTTAAACTTCCAAGAATTACAAATCGTCACCAAAAGTGATATGGTCGCGGCTCATACACAGGCAGGTACTTAATAATGTCAAATTACTTTTCTTACTTCCCGACAACTAAGCATGACATTAAGAACAATGGCACCACTGTCGACTTAACGAATGTCTTGCGCAGGTTTAAAATTGATTCTGAATTGAAGAATAGGGGTGATGTTTTCTACGATTATCAAATACAAGACGGTGATAGACCAGACACAGTTGCTGAAAAGTATTATGGTAAAGCTGATTTTGCATGGCTTGTGTTACACTTCAATGATATCGAAGATGCAATCTTTGATTGGCCATTGTTCGGTGATAACTTTGAGAACTATATAATCGGAAAGTATGGTTCTATCGCAACCGCACAAAGCACGATCCACGAATATAAAATTTTCCTCACACACAAAGATGCTGCTGGCGTTAAAACTCCAGCCAAAAAGAGAATCAACTATAACGGAGAAGTTGTTGAGGAAAGAGCGGTTGTTGTAGACTTAGCAACATTCAATGCTACAGAAGCCGCTTACAAATACAACGCCACAGGCATATCTAAATATGCTCATGAAATTGCAATGAACGATGCTAAGCGAAACATTTCTCTGCTTGACGTTAAATACTTAACTACAGTTCGTGATGAAGTTGAAACAATTCTTAGGAATGGCGTATAAATGGCTACAACACAAGCACATTCATCACAGACAGGATACAGACAAGCTGGTGATATTGATGTTCGAGCAATGTCAATAATCTCAGGCAGTGGTCAGATCGTAGATGTTGAGGGGTTGGTAGCTGACTTCAGCATATTCCAAGATATTGAATCACATTACATGAAGTGTGAGCTTGTGTTGAATGATTCAGTCGGTCTTATGAATACCTTTATCGGCAATCCAGACACCAAAGAGCTTGGAGGCTTTAATGGTGATGAGTTCTTGGTCATTTCGTTCAAATCAAATAGTGATGACCTGCCATACAAGAATCATGTGTTCTCATTATATCAATTGACTGACCGCCAGAGAGCAGAAGAAAGAAACGAGATGTATATCCTCTCTGGAATAAGCACAGAAGCATATTCTACTGCAGCAAGAAAAATAAATAGAGCATATGGAAGACAAGGCGGCAACCAAATTTGCAATATGGTACAAAGCGTTTATAGCGAATTCTTTAATAACCAAAAGATTCAAGGCTTCTATAATACTCTACATAAGCTGGCTGGGGTGTTAGTGACCAAAGACTTTGAATGCGATCTAACTAATGGACTTCATAGATACATTATTCCAAGCCTATCTGTTGATGATACCGTAGACTTCTTTGCTGATGAGTCAGACTCAGATGACCACATTCCGCTGTATAATTTCTTCGAGAACAGCCATGGGTTCCGATACAAAAACATCAGCAACCTTGTTAAGCAAGAGCCTAAAGAGAAGTTCATATACGCTCCATCTAACAATACATCGGAAGTTGGAACAGCTAATGTAAATGATGATCGAACTAAGATGAGATCATTTTATGTTAAAAAACAAACAAACTTCTTGGAAAATTTAGATGGCGGATTATATAATACTCAGTCGATCCACCTTGATGTTCTGCAGAAAACAAAGCGTGTTGTCGATTACACATACGAAAAATCATTCGATCGATTCACAACATTCCATGGGCTGAAAATTCCTGGACAGTCAGACTCTCCGTCGGTTGTTCGATTGAAGACATCAGACTTTGGAAGAGACCGTGATATGAAATGGCAACCCGAAGCACCGCTCCCAAAGACTATAACCGAGACTGCCGCACTAACAGATGCATACTCTAAACACATTTTTAACACTGTGGTAGAAGTTGTGCTTCCTGGAGATAGTGAATTAGATGTCGGTGATGTTGTGCTCTTACAGATACCAGCTGCTGCAATCTCAAATGACCAAGATGGAGAGTCAGATAAATACTTGAGTGGCAGCTACTTAATAACCAAACTTCGCCATAAGATGTTAGGCATCAATGGCGACAACTTCACGACTACGTTAGAGTGCGTCAAAGATACAGGATTTAAAGTGTAATGATTCTCACATTCAAAGAAAAGTGTTTATTAGAAGAATACCAACAGCTTGAAGAGAAGCTGATCATGTTTAATAACGGCGCTCGTTATGGACAGATTGTTTTCCTTGCTGGAGGCGCAGGTTCTGGTAAAGGGTTTGCTTTAGCCAACTTTATGGAAGGTGATAAGTTTAAAGTCCGTGATGTTGATGTATGGAAAGAAGCGTTCCTCAAAATCAATGAGCTGAAAGGTAAATACCCAGAGATAAAGGGATTGAACCTCAGTAAGCCAGCTGATGTATTCAAGCTACATGAGTTCACAAAGAAGTTTAAAATAAAAGAAAACTCATTAACCGCAATGTTGAATGATGTTGTTCGGTCAGGTTCTGCCAAGAAAGGCACATTACCAAACATAGTATTTGATATCACATTGAAAGATTTAAAACAAATGACCGAAGTTTTGAAGTTGGTCGAGGCTGTAGGATATAAGCCTAAAGACATTCATGTAAACTGGGTCTTAACAAAGTATGAAGTTGCTGTTCAGAACAACCAAGAAAGACCACGTATAGTGCCTGATGATATTCTCTTGAAGACACACAAGGGTGCTGCCCAAACAATGTCCGAGATTGTCAAAGGTAACTTGCCGAGAGGTGTTGACGGTCAAGTAAATGTCATTCTTAATAATAGAGAAAACACAATACCAAGACTCAACAAAGACGGAAAGGTTTTTGTTGGTAAAGGTGGTAATATTGTAGTAAAAGATTTCACATACTTGCGTCTGAAGAAAGAAGGAAAGCCGTTCTCAAAAGAAGCGGTTGTCCAGAAACAAGTATTTGATTGGATTAAACAAAACGCTCCGAAAGATGCGTTATCAACCATAGACGAACCGAGGATTTAAAAATGCCATTACCTGGATCACAAAGAGAAAAGTTCTTATCTGAAGTTGCTGGAGCGAAAACTGCTCAGCCAGAATTCTTACAAGAAATTAAACTGCCAAAACATGATGTGGAGCAATTAGATGAGCAACCAAAAGCAAAAAAGTCAAA